TGCTTGAAAAAGAAAAGGGGATTAGCGCAGCGGAACAATATCGCATTGCTGCTGCCAACACATTCTTTGAAATATCAGATGGCGCAAACAAATGGATCAACGACAAGTTGTTCAAGCCTCTTGCTTTGTTGACGCCAGGTTGGGCACTTCGAGTTTCTGCTTCTGAACTTGGGCTGAACACTGCACGTCTTGGGCCAGTCAACATCGCTGCTGGTTTTGTTGCAGGCAACCTTCGTCGTCAGATTGGCAAGGCTATTGAAATTGCTGACAAGAAAGCAGCAACTCTTGGCGCCAAGGCAACGACTTCCAACATCGAATCAGAGCTGTGGAAGATCATGAATGCTGAGGCTAAGGGCAAGGGAATTGACATTCCCGAAGAAGCGTCAAAAATGATGACCACCGAAGGCGTGGAAAAAACCCTTGGTTCTTATGGACTTAAAGACATTCCCCGAGCAGCAATGCGTGACATCGCTTTGTTTCTTCGAGGCGCAGTAGCAGGAGTGGAACAAGGAATCCTCACCGCCATTGGGCATGAAGAATACATCAAAGCAGCGACATTCCTTGCGTATCAGCACGATCATTACTTGCCAAATTTTATTGACTCTCGCCATTCTTACCCCGTGTCAGACATTGACTTGTCGGACAAAACGGCAGAAATCAAAACAGGTAAGTTTACTGACAAATTAAAAGTCAAGACAAAGCGTGTCCAGTTCGGTAGCGAGTATGTCAAGATTGGCCTTGACAATACCGGCTACTACGAAGGCTGGAAGTTTGGTTCGTTGAAGTTTGCTTCGGACGAAGTTTTGGGTAGACCGCTTGCCGAAGCGTACCTTGACCTTTACGACCAAGGATTGCGTGGCGATGAATTGCACTACGCAGCCATAGAAGAAGCAAAGCAAATCCTTAAAAGTGTCCCTGAGTCAGAATTAAAGACAATGGGCCGTTACAATACCGTTGCTAAAGGACAGCCAGGAGCGCCGGGTTACACAGATCCCATTGACTCTTGGGCAGACCAATCGGTGCAGGCTCTTGAAGGCAAGGTTATGGGTCAGGGCAAGGACACTTCTGTCCGTTGGGGCGGAATGGTTCACCGCAAATTGCTTGAAGATATTGCCAACCAAAATGTTCCGCAAGAAACGTCAGCTTTTATCCGTGAATACGCATTTGACCCTAAGACTGACAAACCTTGGAAACCTCATCAGGTGCCAGAATCTCACGTTGGTCGAGTTCCCAAGTCCATTGCTCCAACACAATTGATCCAACGTGCATCAACCTTTGGACACGAAAAAGTCCTTGGCCCAATTGTCAACCACATTTCACGCCAGCCTATCTACATCGTAGAGTTTGTTCAGCACCGTCAAGCTTTGCAAGACGTTGTTGATCGTGGCATTATGACCGCCGATCAAGCGGATCTTCAAGCCCAAGTTGCTGCATCGCAAAACATGATTCGTTTTATCCATAACCCAATGGACAAAATGAAGTTTGAAGAAAACATGCGAGTGGTCGCACCGTTCTACTTTGCTCAGAACCAAGCGTGGCGTCGTATGGGGCGTTTGTTCGCATCGAACCCTGGTGCGTTTATGCAGTACATGACAGTTATGTTGGGTGTAACAAACTGGGTATCTGCTACCACAAAGAAAAATGGAATGTCCATCTTTAACATTCCTGCCCCAGCACTCTTGGGCGGCATACCATTTACCGGCTCATTGTCGTCGCTACAAACAATGGACCCTTTCTCGGAGGGAAGCGACTCTAGCAGCGCCCCGATGTCGTTTGCTCAAAGTATTTTTGGATATGTCAAACCAAACTTTGGTCCCATTGTCACTGTCCCTGCCCACATTCTTTTGGAAAACATTGGGTTAACCCAAAAGGTTCTTGGTCAAAAATGGATTAACAAACTTGCTGGCGCAGCGATGGGACCAATTGGAAGTAGCACCCCGCTGTGGGAATCTTTTGTTCCTAACTCAATTGCTCGCTCGTTGTTGCAAGGCGCGGCGTTTGCCGCAGGAATTGACAAACAGGGTTTCAACACTCAAATTATTCAGGCTCAGATTCAAGCTCAGATTGAAGTATTCAACGACATGTCAAATGCTCGTTGGTCGGAATTGTTAAAAAAAGTCGGGCCTAATTACACTTACGACGATGCGTTAATTGACATCAACCAATATCAAGCAAACATGATGAACCCAAATACGGACTCATACAACAAGTTTGTTTCAGAATCTCGTCGCATTGCTCTTATGGATTGGGCGGGTAAAATTGCTGTTGGGTTAATTTCTCCCGTAGCCATTGGTATTGGCAAAGCAGATCCAAAGGGTCGAGCAATCTACACTCAATACGAAAAATTGAACACACCTGCCAACCCATTTGCCGGAACTGCAAAGTTCTACCACGATCACCCAGATATGTTTGGTGACACTTTGGGTACAACTACAACTACTCACGGCAACTATTTGCCCGAGAACAAAGAACTGTACAACGTAGTTGAAGATCCCAAGAACACAAGCATTATCAATAAGTACCCACTCGCAGCATGGGGACTTATTGGCGGCATTGACACGAAAGATAAAAATTACTACGAACCGGCACTTACGGCAACCGTCAACGATGGACTCCGCAAGCGTCTTATGCCAGACGATTTTATAAAAAATCTACAGATTGCAATTGGCAATCAGTGGTACTACGACATGCTTGATCCTTGGTACGAAACCGTCAAAGGTAAGTCTGGCGCATACGAAGCAGAGCAGCAATACATTAAATCTTATGGTCGGGTTTATAACCCAACGTGGTTGGCGCAATTCCAATCCAACACTTCACAAGATAGAGCTTGGTCTACCTACAACCAATTCCTTGAAATGCTCAAAGACCCATCGGTGAAAGAACAATACCCAAAACAAATTGAACAAATCAACAAGTTAATGGAATCCGATTTTCTTCCTGCCATTGGTCAGTTGATGCAATATCAACAAGAAGCCGCCACCGGCAGCAGGTCTTACGCAGAAATCAAGCAATGGTGGCAAGATGGTATTAACAGTTATCTTACCGATCCAAAATATGCAGCAATCAAACCTGCCCTTATCTCCGTACTAGCACCCCTTGGATAACCAATGACAGACACCATGACTCCAACGCCCGACGAACAAGATACTCAAGCGCCAGAAGAAACCGATGCTACCGAGGCTCAGGCACCAGAAGAACAAGCGCCAGAAACTCAGGAAATGCCAATGTCATCAACTGGTATTCCTTCTATCCCCGAGGAAAAGCCCAAAGGCATCAAAGGCGAAATCAAACAAATCGCAGATGATTTTGTTATTCCAATTTCAGAACCTGCAATTGACGAGTGGGCCAAAGTCTTGAAAGACGGCAACACGGATGCGTTTAAAAAATACGCCGAACAAATTGCTCAGGGCATGTACCCGACTTTTGCGCCGCAGATTGCAATGGGTTTGCCAACCCGAGTTTTGCTTGATCCTTACATTCGAGTGGCCGAACAAACACTTGGCGGCATCCCCCAAGAACCGAATTGGTCAGATCCTAAATGGGCCGCTGCGCTTCAAGGTGGCATGGACGAAAAAACAGGTCGCCCTGTTCCAATGACGCTTGACCAATGGGGCAAATATATCATGCAAGATCCTGCTCACGGTTGGGACAAAAGCCCACAAGCACACAACAGGGCAGATGCTTTCAGCAAAGCGTTAAACAGCGCCTTTGGGAATAGGAGTATGTGATGCCAGGTTTTTCAACTTTACCTTCGGCTGGCGGAGCGTACAGCATTGGTGACGTTCCTGCGTTAAAAGGTGTATCTGGCGGAGTCGCTGGCAAAACTCCAACAGATGTTTATAACAACATCGTAGCGAAAGTTGGCATACCCGGACTTCTTAGCGTTTACGAAAATCTGACAGGCACTTACACAACTGATGTTAGTGCTGTCAGAACAGGACTTTTGAAAATGCTTTCCGATTTTGGTACCACTCAAGGTGGTGTCAAAGTTGGCTTGCAAACCCTTCCGGGTGGAAACGGATTAGGCGACTACACGCCTACTACGGGTTCAAACAGGGCTGGTACTAAATCTCTTATTGTTGCTCCCAACACCAATTCTAGCGATAACAGCGGTGGAGGCGGCGGTAATTACGCAGCAGTCACCGATTACTCAGCTTCGGAACAAGCGACAGCCTACAACACCGTTCTTGGCGATCTTCAAGATTGGGGACTTTCTGCCCTTGATCCAACCCTTGCGAATCAAGTGTGGCAGCGCCTTTCAACGCCCGGAGACATGACCAACCTTGGTGGAATCATTGACTGGCTTCGAACTACTCCTGCTTACCAACAGCGATTTCCTGGCAACGCACAACTCATTGCAGAAGGAAAATCTCCCCTTTCAGAAGCAACTTATTTAAGTACCGAAAATAGTTACCAAGGTTACGCACAACAAAGTGGTTTGCCTGCGTCGTTCCTTACTTCACAAGTAATTGGTAATCTTATTGCCAACAATGTGAGTGCCGCTGAGTTCCAACAGCGAGTTCAAAATGGTTACAATGTAGCAGCAAACGCTCCCGCCGAAACTAGGCAATTGCTGAAACAATACTTTGGCATAGACACAGGACAACTCGCTGCATATTATCTTAATCCAGCAAACGCATTGACTAACACGATCAAACAAACTCAAGCCGCAGTCCTCGGCACGGAAGCAGAAGCCACGGGATTTGGCAACTTGACCAACCAACAAGCAACCGATCTTGCGGCAATGAACATGACAGATAGTTCAGGCAATGTCGCAGCGTCCCAAACCCAAGCAGCCTTTGCTAAAGCAGCAGCCCTAAACCCGTTGGAACAAGCAGCCGTAGGAACCCGTGGACAAGCAACCGTTACCCAACAGCAACTCCTTGACTACGCTTTTCCCGGCCAAAACTCTACTGGTGGCACTAACGCAGCCCAAGAAGATGCAGCCCTGAAATTGGCACTCGGGGCTAAGGCAGCAGGTCTTTCCGGTGGTGGAGGTTACGCCGCAGGAACCAAGGGTACGGCTGTTGGGCGAGCATCAACGTAATCTGCTAAGGTGATTACTGCCGCCCCTCGCCAGTGACTGGGAGGGGAGTACACGGTCGGGAAGGGCATTGACTTGGAAAGCGAGTTGGTGGGTGCCTTGAGTTGATCGCCAAGGTCGGTAGCCAATAGCGGAACAAAAAGGTTCTTTACCACCCTAGTCGGTTACACATTGTTCGGCCAAGCAATGTTGGGGGTTTGACTCTTCCGGAGGACACTATTTGTGATACACTTATCCCTAGTGGTGCTTTGGCCGGTGTGAACGCCGTGAGCTAAGGCCGCTGCCCGGTAAGGGTTGGCAACCTTGCTGTGTATAGGCCAACACATAACCCAATCAACTATCCGTGTTCACACCTCCGGTGGACATGCGTAACGGAATGGAGAGACCATGAGCGAATCCGACGAGTTCTACGAGAACGAGGAATCCGACCACCTTGACCCAAACATCCGTGCAGAGTTGCGGAAGTCCAGGGAGCGAGCCAAGGCAGCAGAGGCGGCACAAGCCGAACTCGAAGCCGTGAAGCGTGATCTGGCGTTTACCAAGGCAGGAATCCCCGAAAGTGGAGTCGGTGCTTTGCTTCGCAAGGCTTACGATGGCGATACCGATCCCGAAGCAATCCGCAAGGCTGCTGAGGAATATGGGATCTTCTCTAGCCAAGAGCAGGCGCATGACCCCATCAAAGAAGAACTAGAAACCCACCGGCAAATTCAAGGTTCAACAGGAACTTCGAACTCCGGGCCAACGGCAATGCAGGCTCTTGAAGCTTTGATTGCAGAGGCAAAATCGGCGGATGAGATTATGGCAATTATCTCCAAGCAGGGTGCCGAAGGTGGCATCTACACTCCCGGTATGCGATGATCCATCGGGGTTAATCCAATAAGGAGACCCCAAAGTGGCTTACACCACAACCGCACTTGGGCTGGCACAAGCGGCATATGACCGGCTTGCACGCTTCGCCCTCCGTCCAGAACTTTACTTCGACGCTGTTGCCGATGTAAAGCCCACCAACCAGAGCATGCCAGGTGCTTCGGTGACGTTCCCGATTATCTCGGACCTCGCCATTGCATCCACCGCTCTCAACGAGTCCACAGACGTTACGCCTTCGGCTATTTCCGAGAGCACCGTCACGGTGACGCTTGCTGAGTACGGTAACGCCGTGTTGACGACTGCCGCCCTTCGTGGTGAGTCGTACGTCGAAGTTGACCCCATTGTCGCCAACGTGATTGGTTACAACGCTGGTGTGTCAATTGACGAAGTTGCCCGCAACGTCCTCGCTGCTGGTACAAACGTGGCCTACACTGGCGGTCAGACCGCTCGTACCGGCTTGAACAGCACGACGCTGTTGAAGGCTTCTGACATCCGTGCAGCGAAGGCTCGCCTCCGTTCACAGAACGTCCCGAACTTCAACGGTTTCTACACCGCTTACGTCCACCCGAACGTCGCTTACGACTTCACCTCGGAAACGGGTTCGGCTGCATGGCGTGACCCACACACCTACTCACAGCCCGGTGAGATTTGGGCCGGTGAACTGGGAGCGTTTGAAGGCTTCCGCTTCATCGAGACCCCTCGTGCCCCTGTGTTCCAGGGCGCAGGTTCCTCAACTGGCACCGTCGGTGCAAACGTCTTTGGCGTCCTTTGCGTGGGTCGTCAGTCGCTTGCTAAGGCGTGGAGCATGGTTGACGGAAACACCGAACAGCCTCACGTTGTTCCTGGTCCGATCACCGACTTCTTGCGTCGGTTCGTGCCTTGGGGCTGGTACTGGCTCGGTGGCTACAGCATCTACCGTCAGGCTTCGATCCAGCGGATTGAAACTGGTAGCTCGCTGACCTACTCCGACCCTGCTATCGACCAGTAGTCGTTAGCCTTCTAGGGAGCCACCGTGGTCTTTAACTGCGCACATTGCGGATCTGCTGATCTGATTGCTGGACAAGATATGTACCAGTGTTTGATTTGCGGAAAGCATACGCACGTTAATGGAACTGCGGTGGCTCCTTGGGAAGGCGAAGCACCTTTAACTACTTGGTTTGGTCGCCGTAATGTTGACGGTGGCCGATACAACAGTCAGGAGTAATCATGGGAGTTTCATCCCCAACAGGCATGGGCGAGAAGCGAGGCATGGAGTGGGCCGGACAACCCGGTACGCCCCTTCCTTTGCGTCCTGAGCGTGCCAAGGCTAACGACGCCGCATCCTACGGTACGCACGACATGGACAGCGAAATGGCTGCCGACGGTCGTGTGGAAATGAGGGACACCGGCAAAGCAACTCGAATCAACGTCGCTGCTACAAACCGCGACACTGACAACAGCCGTGCTCACCTTGGTGATCCCCTTATGGGTGCCAAGGTAATCATGGGCGGAAAGATGAACCGATGAGCGTTCCCGGATCTATCGGCACCACCCGTGAAATGAGCAAGGAAGAACTGTCGGGCCACATGAACGATGACTACAGCCACCCATCAGTGGTCGCTAAGGTCGCGGATTCTGGCTCGGTCAACCGTGGCATGTCAGACATCGCTACCAAGCGTGGCGTCAAGGCTCCTCTTGTGATTCAAGACATTTCCGCTGACCAGCACGGTTCGTGGATCAACGACGTTCACACGCCGAACGATGTCACTGGTTTCCCATTCAAGGTTAAGGAAGTCTAATGGATTACGGTTTTGACGCAGCAGACAGTCACCGTTCGATGCAGACCGACACCTGCCACGGCAACTGTGGGTCCGAGTGCCCCAGTTGCGCTGGCAAGGTAGAAGTCAACTTCCGTCCTCGTGACATTCGTGGCGACTTCTTTGGGATTGCTGATCCTAAGCTTGAAGGCGCACCGGCAGAAGGCGACTCACGGTTCGTCCGAAACGCTGACAGCAGCGGCATCAGACTGTAGGGGGCTTAATGGCCCGCCTGCGGTTTGACGCGGTACGAGGGGAACTAAGCGCCCCTATCGCAGCCACAGACACGACAATCTCTTCTCCTGGCCTTGCCCGAATGGGTACGGTTGGGGGAGGGGATGTCGCTCTTGTCTGCCTTTATTCGACTGACTCAAACGGCAACATCGTTGCTGCTGAAAATGTCTACGTCACCTCCCACATCACGGGGGCTACTTCGGCTGTCGTCACTCGTGCAGGTGATTCCACCGTTGCACAGGGCTGGCCGATCTACACCGCATGGTCACACGGCTTCGCTGTCGCTGATGTATCGGACATTGAATCTCTTACCACCGCTGAGACTGCCCGTGCTGAAGCAGCCGAAGCAAGTCTCTCCTCCGCCATCTCCACCGAACAAAGCGTTCGAGCAGCAGCCATTACTGGCGTGCAGGGTCAAGTCTCGGCTGAGGCTTCCACCCGTGCGTCTGCCGACACCACGCTTCAAAACTCCAAGCTTCAAGGACTCGCTCGCACCGCTGTAGCCACAGGCGCTACGACTGCCTACAACGGCAACCTCATCCCTTGCGACTCCACCGCTGGCGGCTTTAACGTCACCCTTGCTTCGGGCCAACCGAACGGTGCGTACATCTGCGTCAAGATCATCAAGGGAAACAACACCGTCAACATCCTCACTTCGGGAACAGACGTGTTCAACCTCGCAGGTGGTCCAACCTCCATCTCACTGACACAGGCGTTGATGGACTTTACGTTCCTCTACGATTCCGCCACTGGCATTTGGACTGCCCAATCTGAGGTCAACCCCGGAGCCATAGGCCCGCAAGGTTTTCAGGGCGCACAAGGTCCACAAGGCTCTCAGGGAGCCACAGGGAGCCAGGGGCCACAAGGATACCAAGGTGCGTCAGTGCAAGGCCCACAGGGGACTACAGGGGCCACTGGTGCCCAAGGGCCACAGGGGAGTCAGGGCAACCAAGGCAATCAGGGTTATCAGGGACCGCAGGGCTATCAGGGCACGCAAGGAAATCAAGGATTCCAAGGAACCCAAGGATTGACGGGAAGCCAAGGCGCTCAGGGTTATCAGGGCAATCAAGGCACGATGGGCTACCAAGGCAACCAAGGCGTTGTCGGCTCTACCGGACCACAAGGAACCCAAGGCGTTCAAGGCCCACAAGGATATCAAGGTAATCAGGGTTATCAGGGTAATCAAGGATTTCAAGGTGCTCAGGGCTATCAGGGTCAGGCGTCTACCGTACAAGGCCCGCAAGGTTTTCAGGGAGCGCAAGGGAGTCAAGGATCTCAGGGCGCTACCGGCGCTCAAGGCCAACAGGGATACCAAGGCAATCAGGGAACACAGGGAGCGACGGGTAGTCAAGGAGCGACGGGCAGTCAAGGATCTCAGGGCGCTACCGGATCGCAGGGCGCTACGGGATCGCAGGGCGCTACGGGATCGCAGGGTTCAACTGGTGCGCAGGGCTCGCAAGGATATCAAGGCAACCAAGGGTATCAGGGCTACCAAGGTGCTTCCATACTTCCTGCCTCAACATCTCAAACTTCTGCTGTCACGGCTACTGCTGGACAGGTAACGGTTTGTAACCCTTCAAGCACATTTGCCGTAACGCTTCCCGCTTCACCCGCTAACGGAACAATATGTGGCGTGTACGTTTTGGCAGCGGCTACTTCATATGTCACGGTTGCGGCTGGATCAGGTAACACGCTTGACTACTCAGTTGGGCGCTTGTACGCAGGTCAATCTGCATACCTTGTATACAATTCCAACACGACTTCTTGGGTTCTTGAAGCAGGCAACCCAACGCAAGCAAACCCCGCTGGGCGAATTTATGCAAATGCAGCAACAACTGTTGGAACAACCGCAACACAAATTGCTCTTGCAGGTCAATCTTATTTGAAAGGCGGAATGACTAAAAGCGGCAACACTCTTATTGCTCCGATTTCTGGTTATTATCAAATAGATGGTACCGCTAACTGCGGTGGTTCTAGCGGATTAAATGTTGTTTTTATTTATGTAAATGGTTCTAATGTTGCTCAAGCCGGAGTAACGGCAGCAACATTTAATGTTGTTAGTGTTTCTGACATTCAATACGTTGCCGCTGGTCAAACAATTGCTCTTTATGGTCAAAATACTGGTGCATCGGCTTCATCGGGAAGTTCCGGTACTAGCACTTATCTTTCAGCAACATTGGTGAGCCAGTAATGATTGACGCACCCTACTCCGCATCAACTTACTCAGCCGATCCTGTTTCTACGGGTCCACTGTTTCATTTCCAGACGCCAACGGTTGACGACATCCCGAACTACTTGCCAGACGATCACGGTCCTGCTGTTTGGTTGTTGCGCCACTACCGTCCCAAGACTCGTGGCGTGAACGTCTTTGTCTTATCTGATGGGACTGTGGCACAAGACACAGCGACAGCAGAGAACTCAAACACTTCGTACCCTTTGCCGTGGATCTTGAACGATCCCTCTGGCCCATTCGCCTACACAACAAACTGGGACTTGACAATTGAGACAGCAACACTTCCTGTCTACATAGATTACGTCTACTATGGGAGTCACCTGTACACCATCAACCAGACCGAGGCCAACTTCCTGAGTGCTGCTGGCTACTCGGACCGCATTACCCCGATCTAGGAGAACAATGGCTTACCGTGAACTCGCAGGAGTCTTGAACCAACTAGCAGGAACCACTGGACAAGAAGCTGTTGGCGCAGCAAACGTTTACGCTGGCACTACCAACCGTACTTTGAATGGCGCTCTGAACTACAAAGCTGGCACCGTTGGCTTGGAGTTTGCCGGAGTGTGCAACGTCCTTGCTGGCACCGTTGGGCTTGAAGGCGTACACGCCCTGAATGTTTTGGCAGGAAACACGCTGCCATGAGTATCAAGCATTTTGGACAACATGACGAATCTTGCTTTGCGTGCAAGATCAAATCTGTTTCTTTTGCTGCATCGGCCATGCCAACTCGCAAGCCACAAGTTGCGTCTGGCCCCTGGAAGAACGACAAAGAACTTGACCGTGACCGTGACGCTTTCAAAGCCATGCGCCAGCAGGGAATCCAACCCAAGTCCTTGAAGGGCGCAGCGGATTTACAAGATCGTGCTTCAACTCAACGAGAGATTGAAACAGGCAAGATTATCGGTGACAGGGCTCTCGCCACCCGAGTTGAATCTACAGTCAAGGAACTTGCTCAGAAGTGAAAATCCAAGTCCTTCGTGCGGATAACAACGTCACCGGCTATGGACGGATGGCGGCGGAGATTGTCGCTGCCCTTGAACGCCGTGGTGTTGAGTGCGTGGACTACGACCCTGCCGATGAGCCTGCCCCCTACATCATCTTTATGACCCCACCGCAGCGACCCGAAGGTTGGTACGAGGGTCAGCACACGGCATTGTTTTCCATGTGGGAATCTACTGAACTTGCAATGGAACATCTCACCACCGTTCCCTTGTTCGACACGGTGTTCGTGCCCTGCAAGCAAAACAAGGAAACCTTTGGCAGGATCAACAAGAACGTGCATGTCACGGGCTTGGGCTGCAACTACGACGAGTGGTATTTCACGCCACGCCAAATGTCAGATCCGTTCACCATTATCACCGCAGGCAAAGGTGGTAAGCGCAAGGGTATTGACATCGCCATCAAAGTGTTCAAGAAGTTCCGTGACCGTCAGATTGCCAAGGGCTTTCCTCGACCTCGATTTATTATCAAATCTGATGCTGTCCTCTCAAAGCCAGATCCCGACATAATCGTTATCAACGACATGTTGATGTCCGCCGAGGACGAGCGCAAACTCTACGAGCAGGCGCATGTTTACTTGGGTTTAAGCCGAGGCGAAGGTTGGGGGATGATCCCTCACCAAACCATTGCTCAGGGTATGCCCACGATTCTGACCAACGCTCACGGCCACGCTGACTTCGCCCACTACGGCATCGGCATTGACTGGAAGCCCGTTAAAGCTGAGACTGAGATTGTTGGTCGCACCGGCGAATGGTGGGAGCCATCAGAAGAAAAGGCATACGAAGCCTTGTGTGAAGTCTTTGAGCATTACGACGCCCACCTAGAACTAGCCGAGAAGAACGCCAAAGCAATCAGAAAAGAGTTTTCTTGGGACAAAGTGGCCGAGAAAATCGTGACCACACTCCCTGCCCCATCAAAAAAGATCACGGATAAATGGGTGGTCTGTCCACAAACCTTGCTTTTGCTCCGTGTGGCTAAGCCAATTGACTGTAATATAGGTAATGGGAATTACCAGTTTAGACCGGGTAACGAGTACCAAGTAACCGCCGATGTCAAGCGGGTAATTTTTGACGCTGGCTACATAGACGAATCCTGCCTCGATCCTTTCGAGGAGGCCATGTGGGTTAAAGAAAAGCCCCTAGCAATAGATGAGGACGCATGACTACATTCAATGATTGGGTAGAAAAGGTCTACCGTCGAGTTAATGGCTCAGCCATTGACGTGAGCGTGCAACTCACCGCTGACATGGCAGAAACAGACACTTCTTTTGCTATTTCTGCTACCGCTGTCGGTGGCACAGCTCTGCGCCCTAACGCCATCGTCGCCATTGACTACGAACTCATGCTTATTACAAGTTGGAACGATGGTGATAACACTGTCGGCGTTGTCCGAGGCTACAACGGCTCCACCGCAACAGCGCACAGCAACGGCACGCTTGCCTACATCCAGCCCCGTTACTCACGCTACGACATCTCGGTTGCGCTCAACGACGAACTTCTCCGTTTGTCATCGCCCGACAATGGATTGTTCCAAGTCAAGTACCAGACGATTACTTTTAATCCTGTTTACATGGGCTACGACCTCAGCCAAGCAATCAACGATTCCTTCATTGACATCATGGAAGTCCGTCACAAGATCCCATTCCCGACAAGGAACTACCCTGGTATCCACTCGTGGAAAGTTCTTCGCTCCATCGGTGACACCACCACGTTCCCCTCTGGCGCAGGCATTGTGTTCTACGAAGGTGGCTATCCGGGCCAGCCTGTCTATGTCCAGTACAGTTGTCCGTTCAACACAGTTGACGTAACCAACTCTGCTCAGATGGCAGCAGACCTTGCAGGAACCTACACTTTGGATGGCGTGACTTACGCAACGACAGGCATGACCAAGACCATGCTTGACATCCCACCACTGGGAACTGAGATTCAACTTACCCTGCCCCGTGAAATCCGCAGGAACTTCACTGACGTACAACCCGACCCACGCAAGGCTCCTGAAATCCCGCCATTGGCAGTCAGCAACTCCGTACAGGCTCTTACCATTCTGTACAACCAAAGGGTCGCTGAGGAGGCAGGACGCCTTGCTCGTCAGTACACCCGAGTTCAAGGTTCGTAATGGCCTCTCACGCTTTTACTTTTCCTTACCGCAGCGGTGCGTTCAGTGCGTCAGGTGGCGTTATTGCCACTGTTAACTCTTACGCCTACGGTTCGCAGGTCACGACAAGTTCCTCAGCGATAGCAACAGTACCTCCGTCAAACGGATTCCCTGTCAGCATTGCTGGGCACAACTACATGATTGACACTTCTTTTGAGCCGTATCGTCGTGAGGCTTTCCGCCACAAGTCGCTACAGGCACAGCGTCAATCGCTCCACTTCACCAACATCCCCGACGATGGCACCGTGTCTACCGAAGGTTTGTGGCGTCGTGAACAACGTGACTGGTCGTTCGGTTCAGGCCAGATTTACTTTGACCGCAAGGATTCAAAAGACAATCGCTTCGCACACTCCAAAGGTGTAAACCCTTGGATTCAATGGCAATTGTCGTTGCTCAACGATGTCACAAATCAGCACACTGGTACTGGCTCAGTCAAAGCTATTGCTGTAGGTAATTACGTTTACATCGCAGACGGCAATAAACTTACTTACCAAACTTCATGGAGCGGAACCGCGACTACGGTTCAAAATGTTTCTCCGATCTTGGATGTCTGCACCAACGGCTATGACGTTTTTTGGGTAACGAAATATGGAGTATTCCAAGCTGTCGCTGGGAGCACAAGCGTCACCACCATTGTCGCATCAAGTAATACATCAGGCGTCAACACTTCTGGCGGAACAAGTTATCCGTGGACTGCATCAAACTCGGCCTTCCCGTTGTCAGCAAAACTTGGTTATGTCGGGGATCGTTTGATTTTCATCCTAAACAATGTTGCTCAATGGAGTTCAAACGTCAGTTCAAACTCCGTAGGTTGCAATGTTTTTGACTTGTCCTACCACATCACCACAGCAACAAATCTTGTCGGTACGGTTTCTGGCACTACTTACACATTCGAAGGTCAATGCAATTTTGTCGTTGGGCAATCGGTTGACATTTTCTCACCGACTTGGGCGTTGCCGGGTGCAGTAAATAACAAGGTTACTGCCGTAGTTACCTCAGTCAATGTTGACACTTCTGCTGGTAATGCAACACCACAGTTCACCGTCGCGATTTCAGGCACCGCACCTTCTGGCACGGGTTATGGAATCTCGGCAACTGCTACAAATGGTACAGCCCTGCCTTACTCGCAAGGCAACGAGTGGATCTACACGCACCCCAACCCCAACTGGGTGATGACCTCGCTCTCCGCTGGCAACGCAATGGTTTACTTTGCGGGCCATCCGATTGACACTTCTGGTTCTGCCCCCGTGTCCACTGGTCCTGGCGTTGTGTACCGTACTGGCATCACTTCAACAAGTGCCACAAACAACCCAACTGCTCAGTACCTTTCTTACCCTGTTCAGGCTTTGCCAATGCCTATTGGGGAATACCCGACTTCGCTGTACTGCTACTTGAACTACATTTTTGTTGGTTCAAACAAGGGTATTCGTATGTGTGAAACAATCAACGCTTACGACCCAACTGGCAACGCTGGCGACTTGAAAGCTGGGCCATTGTTGCCTGACATCACGGAAATCCCAAACCAGCCCGTTACTTCTATTGTTGGTAATGACCGCTATATCTACTGGGCATGGAACAACTACGACTCTACTTCCTCTGGCCTTGGTCGGCTTGACCTCACTACCTTCCTTGACAACCTTGCCCCTGCCTACGCCTCAGACTTGATGTTAAATGGTCAAGGTGCGACAGGTGCTTGCACTTGGTTGGATTGGGACCCCATCACCAACAGCCCCTTGATGTCCATGAACAACATCTTGTTGGCAGGCAACGTATCAAACGGTAATTACATCTTCACCGCCAACCCGAACTCAACGGTTCCTTTTGGCACGGTGGATTCTGGCCTCATCACTTACGGCATCCCCGATAACAAGAACGTCATGCGGCTTGACTTCAACGTAAACAATGTTGTCAATTCCGAAGCCAACTCTAGTGTCTCGTTCCAGCTTTACACCGACAACAACCCCGGTCTACAGATCGAGTCCTACAGCAACACAATACAAAAAGCATCACGAGATTTTGTGCAGCAGTTCGGTGAGCAGTACCGACTCGTCACCACGTTGGCTGGTTCTTATGACGGAACGAACTACCAATCCCCAACATTGAATCGTTGGACTCTTAAGGGTCTGCCGGGTATCCCATCGGGCATTATGATTTCGGCAGTTCTGAACTTCTATGAACCATATGAAGTAGAAGGATCAGTTGTCTGGTCTGACCCTTACGTAGAATACGCTTTCCTCGAATCCATCCGTCAAAGTCAGCAAGTAGTCACTTATGTTGAAGGCCCTTACACCGCACAAATAACTATTGACATGCTTGACTGGTTGCCAGAACGTAGGCGTGATGTGCAAATCGGTGGCTACCACGGCGACATCGTGGTGTACATGAAAACTCTAGCAGGATAAATAAGGTAGGATATAACAATGGCCATTCCCTCGTATCTTTATCGTGACTACTCAGGTAGTGCGGTCCCGTCCGGCCTTGCTGCGGCTATGGGCCCAGGCGACTTGACGTTCACGCTTTTGAACGCTTCGTCATGGATCAACCTGAATAATCACGACCTTGGCACCGGCAGCACGGGAGTTCCCGGTGGACCCGGCTCTGGTCCTTTTGTGGTCGCGGTGGACTACGGCACGCCGAACGAAGAAAAGATCCTCTGCTCCCGTGCCAACACTTCAAGCAATGTCGTTACTGTCTGGCAATCAGGTTCTTCAAATGGGCGTGGTTACGATGGCACCTCCACGATTTCCCACAGCGCCAACGCAGTTTGCGTTCCCGTGTTCTCGGCAACCGAAGCCGACGAAGCAAACAACGCTGTCTACACCACCATCGGTCAGATTACCGCCATTGGTCAGCAACTTGTAGCCAGCGGTGCAAACTCAATGGTCGCTGTCAACCCCGGAACTTCGGGCCAAGTGTGGACTGCAAATGGTACTAGCGCAGAACCAACGTGGCAGACCATTACCTTTCCGCCCGGCATCACTGGCAACCCTGCTGGCAAGATGGTCAACACTTCTCAGACGGTAATTGGAGCGCATAGCGGCACAATTATTGGGAATATGTCTGGAACGGCCACAGGAGCGTACCTAAAAGGAAGCGTGACTTGCAGTAGCAATGCCCTTTTTGTTCCAACCGCAGGCGTCTACCAAGTCAGCGCAATAGCGTCTTTCCAAAGCTCGGGTGGTCCAATCACGGCTGGGAACATTGATATCAATATTTGGAAGAATGGTTCTTTTTATGTAGGTAACTACGAATACGCAGTTGGCTCTAACAGTTACCCTATGGTTGTTCTTTCAACAGAATTGTTATGCGCCGCAAATGATTACCTGCAACTTTACATTTTTAACGATACATCGCAAGCGGTCGGTACTCTCCCTGGGGTAAACACTTGCCTCTCCACCCACCTCGTTTCAATTTAAAGGAATACATGGCTGACGTTCGTAACCAAATTGTTGCATGGGCTAACTGGGGCGTTGCTAACAACGCTCGCTTCGTTTACACCGAAGGTCCACAGCGTATGCAGAATGTCCACAGCCCGGGCAATGGCACGATCTACTGTGACTGCTCAGCGTTCGTGACCTACTGCTACTCATGGGCTGGCGCTGCCGACCCGAACGGGCAGGGCTTTGACGGACAGGGCTACACTGGCACGCTGCTCTCACACGGTATCGAGATTCCTGTAAGCGAAGCAATCCCCGGAGATGTCATCGTTTACGGGCCGGGAACCGGCGAACACACGGCGCTTGTTGTGCAAGCCGGACCGGACCCACTTACTATCAGCATGGGCGAGCAGGGCGACCCGTCGCTTATCCATGTCTCACAAGATGGGAGGCAGCCACAGCGTTACCTCCGCTTCGACACCACGCAGATTGGAACCTCGGGAGTCCCATCAGCAACAGCAGTAACCCCCCCAACCTCAGGAGCAGATGTGATTCTTCCTACCCTTTCAATTAACGCTTCCCAAACTGGATATGTCAAAGCTGTGCAGGCGCTTCTTAAAGACAAGTGCAGCCAGAACATTGCAGTAGACGGAGCCTTCGGTCCTGGTACGCAGCAGGCTGTCAAGAACGTTCAGAACTTCTTCAAGATCACAGCCGATGGTGTTGTGGGTCCTCAGACGTGGGGAATCTTGTTGGGGCTGTAGTGGGTTGGACCTACTGGAACACCGTCCTTGGGACGCTCGCTTCCGCTGGGTTCATCTTTGGTTTTATTCTTGCTGTTGTCGGAGCGATCATCGGCACAGCCAAGTGGTATAGGAACAAACGATGATCGGATCAGAAAAATCTTTCATTCGACGCCAACAAGACAAGGCGCTTCTTTGGTTTGACAACTGGTTCGCCTCCCCCGATTGCGTTTGGCAGACCTTGTTCGTCTGTCTCATTATCTGCGTCGTGGAAATTATCTGGCCCAATCTCGACCCTCACTACTTCTACCTGCTTGCAGTTCTGACGGTGTACTCGGCCATCACGCAGCCTGCCCTCGCTCAGTCCAATGCAGTCACAAGCCTGCAACTCCAAACTCTGATTGAGCGTCAAGCCCAAATAATCGAGATGATGCAGGCTGAACTAGAGGAGACAAACGAAATCCTCGACGATGTTCGAGACATGCACCGTAAGGATTGTTGATGTCAACCTTCTGGCACATTGTCATGTACTCGGCAGTCGGCTCGGTAGGCATGGCGATCCTTGACTACACTTCCACAATCCTCACGCATGCCATCACCGCTGGGCGAGGACACTTGGCTGGCATGATGAACGTCTGCTACGACGTAGCCAACCTGACTGTCCTTTCCTTCGCCGGTGTTGCCTTGACCCACAACTACGGAGCATGGGGATTCGTAGGCGTATTACCAATTCTGATAACGGCATACTTCGTCACCTATCACGCCACCGTACTCGGCAAAGAGAAGGTCATAGACCATGAAGAAGCAGCCGAAGATGACGAACGGGACACAAAGATCCGTTGGTTAGAGCGTGAAATGATCCGTTACAAGCAGGAGCGTGGATGATGGCACAAGCCGTAGGTATCCCATTGGTCGTATTCTTTTTTGCTGTGTGCCTTGCAGGTGCATACATCATGATTAAGAGGAGCAAGTCTTGACTCCCCAACCGGGCGACCTCGTTCTCGCCCACAACAAAGGTTTGTTCGCAACACTGATCCGATTCGGTCAGTGGCTTCGTCCTTCATGGCGCAAGTACAAGAAGTGGAACCACGCCGCTATCGTCGTTGACATCGGCACCAAGGAAACCATGTGCGTCCAGATGGGTCGTCGTGGTCAGCTCGTCCCAATCTCAGACGTGGCACCTACCGGCTACCTCGCCATCCGTCCCTGTCCTGTAGGAGTTGACAGGTTCAAGGCCATCGCCTACGCCAAAGAGCAGGTGGGAGTTAAGTACAGCATCAGCACCATTGTCTCCATCGCCTTCAACCTTCTCACCCCTAAATTCATCCGCTTTGATTTCCGCAGGGCAGGAGATGCTTTGATCTGTAGCGCCCTTGTCGCACGGGCTTGGGAGCACGGGGGGTGGGAGTGCAAAGACCTAAAGGGTAGAGATTTAGACCCATTCCAGGTTTCTCCCGCAGAACTTGCTATGCTTACGGAGGCATAACAAGGGAGGAAACTCATGTCGGCAATCCCTACCCACATAGTAATTCCAGACTGCCAAACAAAACCTGGCGTACCGCTTGACCACCTTGTTTGGATTGGGCAGTACATTGTTGATTCATTCGCTGGCAAAGAGCGAATCAAGATTGTCAACCTTGGTGACTTCGCTGACATGGAATCCCTGTCGTCCTATGACAAGGGCAAGAAAGAAATGGAGGGCAGACGCTATGCCAAGGACATCGAAGCCGCCAACTACGCTTGGGAACTCCTCAACAAACCTCTTGTGGAATACAACCTTGTCCGCAAACGCTTCAAAGAAAAGCAATGGTGGCCTGAGCGTCATATCACCCTCGGCAACCATGAGGACAGAATCAGCAGGGCTATCTCTCTCGATGCAAAGCTGGAGGGGACTATCTCCGAGAACGACCTTGACTTTGCAAGAACGGGTTGGGAAGTCCATCCTTTCCGTGAAATCCTGTGGCTTGACGGTGTGGGCTACAGCCACTACTTCTACAACCAGATGAACGGACGCCCCCTTGGTGGGGCAACTGAAACTCGCTTGAAGTCCATCGGCCATTCGTTCACGATGGGGCACCAACAAGTTCTTCTCTATGGCGTGCGCTATGTCGCAGGCAAACAGCAGAACGGGCTTGTCGCAGGCGCAGCGTATCTCCACGATGAGGATTACCTTGGACCGCAGCAAGCGTACTGGCGAGGCATCATCGTCAAGCACCAGGTCGAAGATGGAGCCTACGATCCGATGTTCGTCAGCCTTGATTATTTGTGTCGCAGATACACGGGCAAAAGGCTGGCAGACCACCGGCCAAAGTTGTATGCTCCCGTGAGTGATTAGTGTCTTTACCCCTTCGCACAACCCAAAATACCTAGACGACGCCTACGCTTCTTTAAATAAACAAACCCATAAAGATTGGGAATGGATCGTTTATCTCAACGGTGAAGCCCAAGATTGGTGGCTCGAAAGATTAGATGATCCTCGGGTAAAGATCGTTCGAGCAAATGACCGCGGGCCTATGGCTGTCGGCGCTGCCAAGTCTGATGCGGTGTCATGGTGTACGGGGGATATCCTCGTAGAGTTAGACCACGACGACATGCTCGCACCTGCCGCGTTGCAAATGGTAGCCATGAAGTTCAAGGACCGACCTTTGGCTGGCATGGTCTACTCAGATTTCAGGCATGTCAATGAAGAAGGCAAGTGGTTCGAGCATCCTTTCAACCCCATCTTTGGCTGGCAGCAATCAACTGACGGTTGGGTACGCTCATTCCCTGCTGTCCCGTCTGCCGTGTCGTATATCTGGTACGCACCAAACCACCTCAGGGCATTTTCTAGGGCCGCATACGACGCTGTAGGGGGCTATGACAGGACGCTAGACATCCTTGACGACCAAGACCTGATTGCTCGGCTGTATCAGTACGGACCTTTCTACTGCATCGGCTGGCCGATCTACAGCCAACGGGTTCACTCAAAGCAGACACAGGCTCGCCAAGACCTGAACGCTCGTATCCAAACTGAGACAGTCCATATGTACGACAGGACGATTGAGCCGAACGCTCTCGCATGGGCACGACGCATGGGCTTGAAACGACTCGACCTCGGCGGAGCGCACAACTCGCCTCCGAGCTATCAGTCAGTAGATCTGCACGATGCCGACATAACGGGCGACATTATGGAAGTCCTATCCAAGATGCCCAACAATTCGGTGGGAGTGATTCGAGCTGTGGATTTCCTTGAACACATTGCTGATCCTGTCTCGCTGATGAATGAGTGCTACAGAGTGCTACACCACGGCGGGATGATGCTGACTTCCACCCCATCCACTGACGGGCGAGGAGCCTTTCAAGATCCGACTCACGTTTCTTTCTGGAATGAACACTCGTTCTGGTACTACACCAACGCCGAGTTTGCCAAATATGTCCCTGACATCACCTGTCGGTTCCAGATGTCACGCTTGTACACCGACTGGCCGCGTCCCAACATTGCCTATGTCCATGCCAACCTTGTCGCTATCAAGAACGACGAGAGACTGCCGGGAGAACTTCTCATATGATGGAAATACTTTGTCGTTGCCCCAAGTGCGGAACGATTGTCAACCTCGGCTCGCCCAACCAGTACTCCCCGTTGCACCTTATGACATTCATTGCGGATGTGGTTCATGAACATATCTGTAAAAAGAATTGACTTTTGCTTCAACTGCCATTAGTATGAACATTGCTAGGGGAAACCCCAGCGATACCAAGGGAGAACGGAATGGCAGATGGCCTTACCGAACGTCAAGCTATTGACGTGACAGCAGAGACAGGACAGCGCCTCATAGCGTTGGGCCTGCAAATGAAAGACCTCGGGGAAAAGTTGATTGTTGCTTCATCCACGATGGGTGCAACCGTGACTGAACTCCACGAGATGTACAAGAAGTACGAGTGGAACCCAGAAGATGAGGAGGCTGGCTATGGAAACAATTAGCCTTGTTGGACCTCGGGTTTATGTGCCCGACACAAACACTGACTACCCTTTGTACTTTTCAGCAGAGCAGGCAGCACGGGTCATTGGAATCTCTCGCCCGACTGTCATGGCTCGAATCAAAGAAGGATTGCTGAAAGCAGAGAAGTCATCGGCTGGCGTGTGGAATGTGGATAGCCGTTCGGTGTTCGCATTTCTCGGCCTTGACTGCGAAGTGAGGAGCATAAATGTCTGATTGGCAACTCCCAGTAGAACCTCGGTTCACGCAACTGTTCGTTGAGGATCAGATGCAGCGCAACTTAGAGGCAGGCAAAAAGCCGCAAGCGTTTGACACTCCGTTCCGTTACTCAGACAGTGGCAAGTGCGCTCGGTCAATGGCCTACTCCATGCTTGGCTACGAAGGTGAACCCTTTGACGCCGCAGGAACCTTTGTCACCGGACTCGGGACACTGATCCACGAGATTTGTCAAGAGGCAATCCTCAAGCGTTACCCCGATGCCAAGTTTGAAATCCCATCACGGGTTGCTACTTCATCAGGCCACGCTGACGGCATCATCCCGACTGACGACCTTGGGCTTGTCCTGTGGGAACTCAAAACAATGAACGGCACGGCAGCGAAGAAGGCTATCGGTTTCAACACGAAGGGTTGGGGCGCACCAGGCGGACCACGGTTCTCCACCGTTCTGCAATCGGCGCTGAACGCACAAGCCAACGGCTGTGACACC